GTAATGCTGTGGTTGTAATATTTATTATTACAGCAGGTTTTCGACGATGATACGGCGATAGTAAACGTTACTATCTTTTGTCAGAGCACCAGCACCCAGTGTTAGACCTTCTGCGAATGGGTTTGCGACCATGCCGTAGCGGGTCTTGAAACCAATCTTAGGTGCGAAGCTGTCTTGATCAACAGCACGAACCATTTGCAGAGGAACGTATGGGCAGTAGAACAGACCAGCGTCAAATGCAGAAGAACCCTTATAACCGATGGTCATGTAGTTACCAGTTGCATATGGATCGATGTAAACCTTCATACGACCGTTCAGAACACCAGCAAAAGTATTGCCTGTGTCATCGATCTGGAGGTTGTTGCTGTTCAGAGCAGGAGTGTAGTCTAGAACACCAGCCATCTGTAGAGCGGAAGCGACGTCCGAAGAACAGATGATGATGTTACCCTTACCGCGACGAGTTGCCTTAGCAATAGCGTTGGCTTCACGTTCGATTTGGAACATCAGACCCTTGAACTTCTCAACAGACCAACGGCCGTTAGCGTCGACGTCAAGGTCAAACACGCCAGCAGTTGTGGTGCCTGAAGAAGCGCCTTGGGTTGCGGTGATGTTGATTGTACGTACAACTTCACGGTTGATTTCAGCAAGGATTTCACCGGTCAGGATGTTGCTGAGTTCGGTTTCAGCATCAAGACCATGAATTGCCTTCAGATCCTGTGCCAGTTCCATTGTGTACTCAGCCTTCAGTGCACGGCTCTTAGCTGTGACGGTGACTTTGTCAATGCTGAAACCCATTTGTGGGAATGCAGTATTGCTTGTAGTACCCAGAGCTTCAGCCTGTGCTGTAGACATGCCAGAACCAAAGTTGTAAACACCGGTAGAAGCGAGGTTAGAAGTTTGGCTGGTAGAACCAGGAACGCCACCGACGTGCTTCTGACCAAGAGTGTTGGCACCAGAAACAACAGAGCTGTAAGCGGTGTTAACTTCGTTGTAGAAGGTCTCACCAGTCATAGCTGTGGTGTTAGCGTACTGTGAGCGCATTGCAAAGATCAGGCCGGTAGGACCAGTCATTGGCTGCACGCCGCAGATATCATAAGCGATCAGGTTAGGCATTGCACGACGAACCAGGCTGATAAGCACAGGGTCGAACGTTGAAACGTTACCAGCACCACCAGCAACACCGTTGTTAACGGGAATTGGTGACTCGGTAAGCATTTGGCTGCCAGGAGCCTGGCCGGAAGCTTCCATAAGAGCACGCTCGGTGTTCTCAAGCAAAGTAGCGACAACGCTACGCTTGTGAGCACTTTCGATCTTAGGAAGATCGTCGTGGTTCAATACAGGAGCCCACTTCTGTTGAATTTCTTCATTAAGGTACATTTTCTTATTCCCCTTCTTGTGTAGTTAAGTTGGATATTTTTATTTATAAAGAATTATTTTTTAACCGTTCTGGAAATAGCTTGTGCGTAGAACGACACTGGGCTATTAGCAGGCGCTGATGCTGGTTGTTCGTTGCTTTCCTCTACTTGTTCCATTAGAGTTTTAGCACCAGCAGCTGGCTTCTCAGAAGGGAAATAGTTTTCTTTTACAATTTCCAACTTCTTACGATAGTTATCAGCTGTATCAAACTGGACACCCTCTGAAAGAGCAGTTAGTTTCTCAGCTTGTGTGGCAGCAAGACCTTCAGCAACGTTTGCAAGAATCTTTGTACGAGCAGCTTCGTTCAAATCTTTCTTGAGAGACATATTTTCTTCCATCACTTGATCAAGGCGAGCTTGAACGCTAGCGACTTCATCTCTCAACTCATCAACGACTTCGAATTTGTCTTCTGGAACGTTGATGTGGTGCTGTTCGAATAGGGACTTCAGATCGCTAATGAAGCTTTCTGTGATCTCTGTTCTCAAAGATGCCTCAACGGCAACCTTGTTCTGCTCAAGCCACTGCTCAGCAACATAGTCCATGTACTGATCAATCTTGCTTGTAATCTCTTCTTCAATACGAACCACTTCTTCTGCAAGAGCAGTGTTGTATTGTTCTTCCAAGTCTGCAACAGCTTCATTTACTTGAGCAACAACAGCTGCTTCAAAAATGGTAGTTGCTTTCTCTTTAAAGTCTTCTGACAACTCGCTACCACTGAACATGGCATCGATGTCTTCTTTGACACTGTTAGGAACAAAGCTGTAAGACTGACCAGGAGTAGCATCACTGCCCTTCATACCAACGGAACCTTTATTAGATCCAGCTGTGTCCTTTGTCGTCTTGACGTTGTTCTCTGTATCAGTTTCTTGTTCGCCTTCACCTGGCTGAATGCGAGCAATAGTGTTCATTGACTCGCCGTTACCAAGATGAGAAGCTGGAAGAGTGGCTTTCTTATCGACGGGGTCAGCAGTGTGTGAAACACCAGTGGCTCCTCCGCCGGTTTGGACCTTTTCTTCCAATTGTTTTTTGTTAACAGTCATTTAAAGCTCCTTATGATTTTTATTTATTTATAAAATTATCTTTTCGAAAGGTCGGAAAGGAATTGTTTAAATACATTAATCGCTGTTTCCTCAGATATTCCTTGACGAGCACCACGATTGATCTGTTCTTTAAACTGTTCGAGTCTTTGAGCTTTAAGAAGACCATTGTCCCATACCCACTCGACACCTTCCATAATTCCTCGTACAAATGCATCAGGAGCTGACGGATCGGCAACAATATCGCCGGCTGTTGCAAGAAAAAAGTCATCCTGCACTTCCATGATGCCGTCTTTGTTTTCTTTGATACTTCCCATACCACGAGAAGAAATTCCCAACGAAGCACCTTCGCTAATTAATCCCTTAACGATATTACCCATCGGCGTATCAAGTACCTTTGCACGGCCAAGAATATTATTGTTTTCACGATATAATTTCTTGAACATAATGCATGCGCGCTCGAGATTCAATGTAGGTCCCGTTGGATGACCTAGCTCGCCATAAGCACGGTTCTTGGTGACATATGATTCATTGTAGCGACCCATTTCCTTTTCGAGGACACCGATTGGGTACATACGGCCATTGCGGTTAACAATGTCACCTTGCATAATTATACCTTCGATGAATACGTGCTTCTTACCTTCACGTTCTTCAACGAGGTATTTAACGTCTTCGTTTAGTTCGGTAATTAACTTCATGTTTGTTCCTTACGTAAACGCAATCGCGGCCGCGCGGATAGCAGTATTGGATGCAAATGTATCTGCTGGTATCTTTGTAAAATATTCAACAGCACCAACTCCTAATGTACACGTACCAATTGTACCGCCTGTGTTAGCACGTGTAATTAATACAGTACCAGCTGTATTATTGTATAGACGAACCACGGATGCGAGGCTGACAGTGTTAGCTGTCGATAGTGCAATTTCTGTTCCAATTAATTTAATTGTTTCAGCCATTCAGGACCTCCTCAGCGATTGCAGCTACATCGTCATATTGTTCAGCTTCAATCATCTCAATAATCACTTGTTTGTTATCATCATCGAGCTGTTCAAATACTTGCTCGACTTGCTTACGTGTGTCATCATCAAAACATGCAAACAAATCTGTCTCTTCTTTTTTAATTGCTGCTGGTGGCTTTGCATATTCAC